TTTTTTCTCTTCATCATCAGTTGCTATACCTTCATTGACAGCAAAAGATAAAATTTCAATTTGCTCTGACACCTTTCTTGTCAATTCTCTTTTTAATACAGTAGCATCCTGTATTTGTTGTTGCCTTTCCCTTGCTTCGTTCTTGACCCAATCCGTGCCATTCCATTCATCAAATGTTGTTTTCGGTTCTTTTGTTGTCACGCCATCAGGGAGTTCGCCTAGTTCTTCGACCTCTCGACGGATTCCTGTTTGAATATCATAGATGGGGGTTCCTCGGTGATCCGCCAATTTAAGCCAGGTTTCACCATTGAAAACGAGTTTATAGCCATCTACTTCTTTGCCTGGAGCCACTTCCGTACAGTAAACAGGCAATCCGGTGTAAGGGGCTATATAAGCATCACTTTCACCGATATATTCCTTGGTATCAGCCTGAAAGTTGTAAACTTTCATGGTACGTGCTTCAGAAGTCATCTTAAACATTATGTCAACCTCACAATATAGTTAAAAGCTATGTTCTTTACGGTATTTTCATTACTGCCAAAGTTGTCGACGGTTATATTGTGACCATGCTGTCCAATATCTACAGTATGATTATGAGCACCTATTCCTACCCTGTGTGTATGCCCACCAATCCAAACAGTATGGGTGTGATTTCCTGAACCATCCGTACTATATTTATATTCACTACCACCTGCACCATCTGCTGGGAGTGAGTTAGGATAAACATAATCACCATGTTTACCCGTACCTGTGTGCGAATGCCAGCCAGACTCATTAGTTGATTTGTTTCCATAATCAAATACTGTTGTCTCTTTTGAACCATAATCAAAGGTGCAAGTAGTTCTTGAACCTAAATCTGTATTACTTGCTGTTGCCAAGTGATTATGGCTTTTAACAGCGTCTAATTCGGTTGATAAAATAGTCCGGCCACTTGGCTGGATTACCCTTAATCATCCAGCCACGCATATCAGGGATCACGCCATTAGGATAAGCGACTGCAAGTGCAGGGTATTTTTCCTTATCAAACGTTTGGCCTTGCATTAACGTGTAACCTGCGGGGGGCGTGTCACTTGGCCAGGGAATGGGCGCGCCGATCGGATAGTTTTCATTATCCGACGTTAAAGCTCGTCGCCATTTCATTGCAGTGCCGTTCGAATTACCGACCCACAGCTCTCCGTTGTTCGATACAGCCAGATAACCAACTGAGGGGCCACCATCGCAAGGCAGGCTAACAACTCCGTAAACGCCGTCTCCCGGCCTGTTTTTTGATGTATTATTAACCCGGTAAAATTGATATAACTCACTTAGCGCATCATCAAGATGCCTTGAGCCTCTGCCCAAACCAAAATCACCGACCCTCAAAAATCCTTCCGTCGCCGTGCCTGTGATTTTCTTGATTGCCGCCAGTAATTGGTCTTGCTTGGACGGGTCGATTTTAATTCCCGCTTCTTTAAGTACGGAGGCCAATTCTTGCTGGTTGCCGATAATGGCACCCTGTACTGGGTTCATCCATTTGGCAGACACCGCAGTGCCTTCTATACCTGTTGACGGGTCACCATCATGAAACAGGCCGTCCTCAGTATCGACCGGAGAAATAATGTCTTTCATGGCGTGGTTTTCTCCTTGTAATTAAAGACCACTTGCGTATGTGCAGGTTTTAAATCCTGAAACAGGTTTTCAATCAGGTTTTGACCAAAGGTTATGAGCCTTTCACCGGCGACCGAACTGCCCGCCCGAAAGCGATAAACCGGGACTTGTGCATCATCAATAGTCACTATCCAGACCCAGATAATCTCCGGCGTCCAGATACGGTCACCAGCGCGACCAACACCGGCTCGAAATGGCTCAGGTTCATCAATTAGAGATGTTGTAGCCCAGCGATTTGGCCAGGTTGATAAAGTAGTTTCGGCTCAGCCCGCCGGTGGCATTAATCTTGGCCAGCACCTGCTGGCGGCGTTGCTGAAGCGTCATGCTGTCATCAACGCTCAGGGCTAATACGCGTTCCCAGTCCGATAGCAGGCTGACGGCAAAGAATGGCGTTATGCCGTTCACTACCTCGTCAGACTTTATTTCGACCCGTGCCAGGCAATGCCCCTCAGCCAGTAATTCGGCTTTTAATTGCTCGCCGTCCAGGGAATAGCTTTTAGGCGGTAACAACAGCCCCAGCAGCTCTGCGTAATCCTGGCCGTTCATGACAGGTTATCCACGGCAACGGTGCCCAGACGTATCCACTGCACCCTGGTTTTATCCACCACGGGCACAATATTTCCCGTGGGCTTAATAAAGTCGTAATCGATGACGCCGACAATATTGGTAATACTCCCGCCGATTTGTTTTAAAACGGCAATCTCACCCGGTGCCAGGCGATTAAAATAATCGGTTATGGCAACCCTAATTTGTTTTTTTGCTTCATCCAGCGAAAGCCCCGATAACTTAACCTTGACGGACACATCCGTAACAACCTCTTCCGGGGCCAGTACCAGGGTATTTTTCGCCGTGACCGGGCGCTCTTCATCGATATGTGCCTGGACGGCCTTGATGGTGTCCTCTGACGGCATACTGTTATTGGCCACTATCACCACGTCTACGGTGCCATAGCCCCGGCGCAGAGGGTACACGTAGGCTTCTGTGACACCCGGCACCTCAACCGCCCAGCGGTGATAGTCGTACTTGTTGCCTCCGGCTGCAGGGCGGCGGATCACTTCGAGCAATCGGGCCAGCAACGAGGCATCTTTCTCGTCGTCAGTGCCGCCGGTCATGTGCAGGATGGTGACGTCGCCGTCGTTGCTGACCCAGACCCTGGTTATCTCGTCAGCCCGGACAGTGGTCTCTGCCGTCAGCGCAATCAGTTTATTAGCCATAGTTTTTCTCCAATACTGGCCCGAAGGCTTCCAGCACCTCGACGAACGCCGTCAAATGCTGAGGGTAATGTTCCTGGATGAAGGTGGAAAACAGCTTCATGGTTTCCATCGACGTCGCCAACTGGCTGGTCTCCAGCAAAATCTTCTTGCTTGCTGCAATGGCCTTACTGTAGCCATCGGTCAACGATGCCAGCAGCGTGACGCGCTCCTGAGCCGGGATGTCGTCGGCGGTGTTGACCTTCTCCAGCGTGACCTGGAACTGGGTCATCAGGCTGGCCAGGATGGAGCGCGCCACATCTTCCGGCGCGCCGCTGGCCAGCATGTTGGCGCTGCGGATCACGTCCCAGTCATCACCGTTTTCTCTGGCTTCTTTCTTCCAGCGTCCTGCCGTAGCAAAGCTGACGCCGCACTGGATAGCCGCCAGCTCCAGAGACAGGGTGCTGAACACATAAGCCCTGCGCAGGGTGTCACGGGTTTCCTTTGGATGCGCCATTAAAACCCCAATCGAGCCTTGATCATGGCAAGACCGGCAGCTACGATGCCCCCTGTGACCGCGCCCGCCGCCGCACCGGCAATGGCACCGCTTTTCACGGCGGCGTTCTGCATGGTGTCCAGGCGCAGCTCGATGCTGTCGAGCTGGGTGCTGATTTTTCGCAGTTCGGCCAGTTCGGGCGCGATGCGGTTGCAACGGGTACTGTGTTTTCTGGCCATGGCTTTCTCGTTTATTTGTCGGCCTTGCGGTCGAGTTTGTTTTCTATGCGTTGCACGCTGTTCTTGATGTCCTGCATCATGCCGGTGACTAACGTCATGTCCCGCTGGGCGTCTTCTCGGCGCTGGTAGTCCTGCCGGACATTCATCAAATCACCGCGCACACCCTTGATATCTTCCTGCAGGGTGCGCACCCATAACCCGTCCAAAAACGCGATGATCCCGATAGCAAGGTTGAACGCCATATCAATGGTCATTGGGGGCGCTCCCAGGGGTGTAAAAGGCATTCAAGGCTTCCAGTTTATTGCGTAGCGTCAGGCACCAGGCACCGTACTCGGTCGCATGGTCAAGCAAGGGGCCAGGACTTATTCCCCCGGCGGTGCGGGCATCGGCGGAATGCTCAGCAGCGCCACCGGTGGTGTTTGACACACCTGCAGCACCGGTGTTGGGGTAGCCAAGGACGGCGCGGTAGAGCCGCAGGCTGTCAGGGCCAAGACCAGTAAAATGTTGGCCATCTGTTTGTACGGCATGGGCGATCCTCTTTTTAAGCTGTTGTTGGGTGGTGGCCAACTGGCGCTGCGTAGCCTCCAGGCTCAGGCTCAACAATCGCGCTTGCTCGGCCAGCTCCGCCTGTTTGGCCAGCGCCGCCTGCAGCACGGCCTGATTTTTCTCGGCAAGCTGGCGGCGCTCGATGTCCCAGTCGGACTGCTGGCGGCTTAACTTGGCCTGGTAGCGTATTTCGGCCAGGTCATACCCCTGGGCATAGCCCTGATGGTGCAAGAACCATACGGCAGCACCAAGAATCAGACACCCCGCGATACCGGGAGCCAGGCGCCAGGCGCTTAGCCAGCGTCGTTAGGACGATTGCCATCTTTGGGCACCTCTCGGTCACGTTTCAGGGCGGCAAACTTCGACGCCTGGTTCTGCGCCACCCAGGCCGCCAGATACGCCCCAAACAGGCGGGTAAAGGCGCACCACAGTAGCACTAGGGAACTGACGACAAAGGCACCCACCACCGTGGTGTCCGACGTCGAGATCCGCCCGTGCGGATTGCTGATAAGCTCCAGCTGGCGCAGTAAGGTCATCACAGCGGATCGACGATATGACCCGGCAGCGGCGCAAACTCGCCATCGACCCAGTCAGGCACGTGGAAACCGGGGCAAATCTTGTTGGAGAATTGGTTATGGCCGCAGATCTCCGCGTTACGGTATTTGTCACGCAGGCGAAGAATGGTGCTTTTGAGCGTCGCCCACTGGGCCGGTGTGAAGCTGTCGGTGCCGACCATGCAGACGCCGATCGAGGTGGCATTGTGCCTGGCGACGTGTGCGCCGACCTCCGACTCATCGCGCCCGGTCAGCAAGGTGCCGTCGGTGTCGATCACACAGTGGTAGCCGATGCTGGTCAGCCCGTTGCTGTTGCCTGGCGAGGCGCGGTGGAAGCCGCGCTCTTTGTGCCAACGGTCGATAACCTGGGCGGCGTTCTCTTTGGCGTTACCCAGGGCTTTGCCGTTCGCGGTGGCGGCGCAGTGCACGATCAGGAGATTGATTAAGCGAGACATAAAAATAACCCTCATCTGTTGATGAGGGTTATTTTGGGGAAAGTGGCTGTCGCTAACCCGTTACGGGGGCGTAGTGGGTACTTTTCATAATAGGGAGGGCTGTTCGCTATCGCATGAAGAATGGCGGGGGCACAGCAGTTCCCAGGCACGAGTGGCGGCGATGCCGTACTTAGGGCAGAGCAATGTCAACGCCATCGTGAGGGACTCACCCTCAGCTTTCAACTTCTCAATCTCCGCCAGAAAGCAGCGGTTGCGCCAGGCGCGCCAAGCATCCTGGCAACAGGGAATATACAGGTCTTCGCCGCTGAAATGCTGCATCAGCAGCGCGACCTGCTCCGGCGTCAGAGTCTCCTGCAGTAACGCGATGCGGCGCTGGCCAGCGCTGCGCAAACCCTTGCCAATCCGAAACTGGACGCCTCCAAACTGTCGGATCAACTTACTGGTTGCGGGAAAGCCTATCAGACTGGCAATCTGTTGAACAGATTCCGGCAATAAATCCTGCACCTGCTCATAGTCAGGGTGGAGGGTCTGCATGCTAGAGCCTCCCGTGCCGTTTGGCGTCGATAATCAACATCTGCAGCACCTTGCGCACCTGGTTATCGTTCAACCAGGCCAGCGGCTTCACTTCGCCCAGCATCCGCTTGATGATGCCGTCCAGATATGACCAGGGGCGATTGGCCTCGGCCAGCAACGCCTCCATCTTGCTGACCATGGCTTTACGCCCTGCAGCCACGTTTGGCTTTTTGCCGTGACTGGCAACTGGGGCAAAGCCCTGCGAACGCATATACCGCACCATGCGCTCCAGCTCGGCATCGCTACAGTCACGGGCGCTGCGCTTGCCGGTCTCCCACGCCAGCACGGCACGGTAGGTCTCGTCGTCCCAACCGAGAAAATTTTTGCCGGTGTAAATAATGCGCATCAGGTTACTCATCGGTACTCCTCAGGATCGTATCGCAGTGGTATCTATCGGTAGCCAACGTATGACATGTTGCGTGATGACGACATTGGTGTTACGGCAGAGCATCTCCCCTGTGGGGACATCGATAAACGCCGAGACAAGCAATGGCCATCTCTGAGCTTGAAGCTCTTTATCCACCTCGGCGATCACGCCTATGGCGGGACCTGCTCCAGAGTCATAGCTGAACTGCATCACTTTCTCAGTGATGAGATTACCCACGATCCAGTCAAAGGATTGCCTGTTATTCATATATCATCCTCGCTGGAAAACCCCATCAGGCTCATGTGCATCCATACGATAGAGGTCATTTTACCCATTAGTAATGCCTCGGTAGTATTTGTTCCGTTTGGTGGTGCCCATAGTCGTGCTCCCCCGGTTGTGTAGGCTTATGCAGAATGCCCCCTACATCAAAAGCGCCACCTGTTGCACCCGTCGGCACAGTGGACACTGGGCGATGATTCGCTGCAGCCCGCAGTACGTCCCAGGATTGCCCCAGGAACATCAGATTCAGCTCCCTGGCGCGGATCACTTCTGCCTGTGCGCCGACGCTGTTCTCCCAGTCCTCCAGCAGATATATGGCATCGGCCTGCTCCAGCATCACCAGCGTCATTGCCAGGTACTGGTGATGCGCCAGGCCATCCGGGAAAATAGCCGGGTTCAGCACGGTGAAACCGAAATGCCGCAGCTGGTTGGCCTCTTGGTGAAAGACATCCCGGTTGTAGTTATCAATCCCCGTCATGGGGCCGGAGATAAAGACCACTGGCTTACGCTTACCTGACTGGGGTAGCGCATTAGTCGACGTTTTCATCGTATACCTCGCTGTTTCTTGTGACGTTCGACAGCACTTCTCATCGCGGCTTTGGCCTGATTGGTATAGACGGTACGATTGTGGCCGTCATAGAACCTAAAGCGTAATTTGCCTGGAAGTGCAGGACACTCAACCACCATGCTGGTATTGTTCAGGTGGTAAATACGCCGGCTGCCGTTATCCAGGTATTCGCAACCACTGACGCAAAGATACATAGACCTTACCTCCCAATCTGCAGAGGTTCTTGCTCGGCGCTGGAGCTGCCATCCACACCATGACTCAGCCTGGCGTTCGTGCCAGCAACATAGCCTGCTCCACGCGCATCCTCATCACCGCGCACTTTTTTAGCGGGACGATGCGCCACCGTGACAAAATCGCGGCTGATTTTTTTGTAGTAAGCTTCCATCAGGCATTTTTCGGCAGGTGTCACAGCAAATGCGTCAATAACCTGGTACGCGCCATGCACCCATGCCTCACAAAATGCATCAGCCCGCCCTGTCTTGGTGGTTCGCTTGACACTCCTGCGCTGACCCGCGCTGAACTCACGGCGGGCGGACATCATCTGGCGCGTCAACACGTCAAAAGCATAGGCCGCGACTTGCGGACGTTCATCAGGCCCATAAAACACCACCGTGCGCTTGCCGATATGCCATGCGAGATAACTCTGTACGCCAAAAGCCTGGCGAATAATCTCGATAAGCATGGACATGTAGCGGGGCGTTTTATTGGCATTGGAGGGGGCACCTTCACTGTTGGCCTCGCTGATTTCCGTCAACGCCACGTCAGTCTCAGTCACCCGATGTTCGCGCATCATTTTTTGCGCCCGCTCCAGCGCCAGCGACGCCCCATGCGAATTGGTATTCTTACGCGCCAGATTCAACAGCTTTTTAATTTTGGCGAGAAGTTTGTCATTATTTTCCATAGGGGTTTTCCTGAATTTGGCGCAAGCCTGCCCCTGCGGGTTTACGCCATGATTAAAAGAAAATTAATGTCGGTTTAAATTGAAATTAAGTTCAGCCTGTCGGCGTCAATGAATCCACATTGGCAAAATAAGGCGCAACATGAATTTCCACAACCGTTGCCGTTTTCAAGTCTCGCGCAACATCGACGGTTTTAACCGCTTTACCGCCGCGCAACACCTTGCAGGGCTGAAATATAAAGTGGCTGCCAACAGCATAATGCTGGTTGAACTCCTTAGCTTTCATGCCTGTTACCCCATCGATGTGCTGCTGCGTTGACGCAAAAGGCCATGCGTACTTCTGCCCAGTGTCGGCTACGACGGCTGCGGGCGCTGGCCAGCGCCTTACGCCATAACTCTGCCGCTTTATTCCAGTTCTGCTCGCGTTCGGCGCGACCCGCCCCCACCGCATACAGACCGTAATGATTGCGGGCACTGTTTTCAGCAATCATATTCATGTCACACCCCGGCAATATCTAACGAAATTGGTACATACTGGTCAGTATCGCCGACGCGCTCATAAAGACGGATATAGCTTTTACTGCTGACCACCTGGACAGCTTCGGCCCGCGCATCCATCGCGCGTAACCAACGTGGATCGGTAATATCATGACGGCGCAGCTGCAATACGCGGCCAGAGTTGATATCGCCTTCTTTATCGGTGGTGAACGCCTGGTCAATGATGGCCAGCAGTTCTGGGCGAGCGCCCTGAGTCCACTCAGCCACACAGGCATCAATCAGCTTTTTAGCGGCCTGGATACGTTCATCAAAGGCGATGCGGTCTTGCATGGCTCGCTGAACCTTAAACTGGCCATCATAGTTGTACAGGGTGACATTGCCTTTTTTGCCGCCAATGGTCGCCCCGTACTGCTCCGCAGAGAGGTCAACCAGCGCCTGAATATCGGCAAAGGTATCCTGTTTAAAGTCTCGCAATGCCTTCTGCAGTGGCTTGGCGCGTTCAACAATGGCTTTAACCAGCGCATCACGCTCTTTATCTACCGGTTTAATCAGGCTTTCCGGGGTAAGGATGCCACGTGCATCTTTCCAGTAACCGGCTGGAATGGTATTTTCAGTAGTATTAGTGGACATTTTTATCTCCTTGCTGCTCATTAACGTTGAATAACGCGGCGTTAACTTCAAGATTGCCAGAACCCTTTAGTTTCATAATGTAAATTTCCTTTATTACCATGAGAATGTCAGAGGCATTTTTTTCATGATTAACGCCAGGCATTCAGAATGCCCAGGCTGCCCATCATTAAGCCCTTCAATACCTACACTGATGGTGACTGGGACAGATATGTGCCCGGATTTATCAGTAGGTACAGCATCATTCTCAGTAATATCAAAAATAACCTTTGCCATATATTCCCCTGTTAATGTAATGACTCAGACCAAATAATCCGGCATCCGTCCTGAACGAATACCCCTTGTTTAAAATCGCCCTGGCGACCATGACCAAATTGCAGGTAACTGGCTTTTCCTGTGCTGGTCATATACTCACAATATGCATGACGGTTGATGCGAATGACCGGTTTACCGCCATGAAACATAATGCTTTGAACCGTGATACCACGTGCCGTTAAAGACAGAATGACGGACTCAGCGCGTACCATCGCAGAGATCAATGACGTGTTGGCGTTATTATTAAAATCGCTGGCTTGCATAGCCCCTCCCATTATCAATTAATTAACATGCTGAAACTTTCATCAAGTCATCTTTAACTGACCTTTGCCACGTAAAAGCCGCGCTAAACCGTAGGCTTTTTTAAAAGATGCTTTGCTGTTGAATTTAAGAACAATCATTTCTCTGGCAAATGCATCAACATCCCAGTACATGCCTGTATCCTGATGCTTCCATGAATACACATCAAAAATTAAGCAGCCTGGCTTAGTGCTCATGATATGCTGCGCTATTATTCCATCCGCTGGAGTTTGCATACGAATACGAGACAGCACCAAAACCTCAGAGTCAACCGACATAATTGTCACCTCAACTAATTAACATGCTGGAATATTCTTCAACCAGGGCCACCGAAATACCCTGATCACCGATACCGCTGGCGCGGACTACACCCCGCGCCAATTTAAATAAACGGCGGTAATTCCCCTTTGATGCCTTATAAAAGGCATCAGCTAACTCAGGTAGCATTTTGATATTGCTTTCATCGTCATTAGTGGGTAATAAACTCACGAGAATGCGATCAAAGTCGGTTCGGTCATGCTTTGCTTTTTCTCTATCCAGATCGATAGCCATACCCACGCGGCTATAAAGTTGGGCATATTCACCCCGGCGACCCTTGAGGTTGAGTAGCAGACGTGGCATACCAGCCAGCACGACACCAGCACCCGCCCGGTCATGGATACGCCGCATCGATTCCAGGGCGCGGTAAGGCAACAACTCAGCCTCATCGATAAGCACCAACCAGCCCGTATCATGTAACGCGGTGATACAGTTCTCACTGAGGTCGTGGATATTGCCGCGTTTGTTGACCCCCAGACGGTCACATAACTCCTGCAGCAGCACCTTGGTGGTATAGCCAGGGTCAGCCTCAATTAAAATCACGTCTTTATAGCTGCTGGCGTATTGACGCAATACCATGCTCTTGCCCAGCCCTGCATTGCCATAAATTACACCGATATCGGCATCCAGATGGGTGTTTCGCAGCAAGGTCAGGCATTTACTGGATAATTGCGTTTTAACAAAACACGCTTTGACCTCACGGTTTTTCTCTTTCTCTCCCTCACGAGTAATAAAGTTATTAATCGCCGCTTCAACGTTATCTATATTGCCGTTATAAACGCCTTTCAAATATTGCGAGATAACAGCAGGACTTAAGCCAGTTTTCGCTGCAACCTTGCTTTGGGTGTAACACTTCCTCGCCATCAGGCGATTTAAATTATCAATCACAGTCATTTTTAAGCCTTAACGGTAATTACCGTACTTTTTTAAATCATCTTCATATTCGGATTCGAATAAATAGGGTCTACTGCTTATGCGATCCGGTTTTGACTCCATCGGAATGAATTTGCTGAAATCAGTGTCGGCTTTATGCTCCAGCGCGGGACGCAACTCGTCTTCCGCATCCTGAATTTTGGTCTCTGCCAGTTTAATTTTACGCTTCGCGCGCTCTTCCAGGGCTTTCTGGACTCTGGCCACCGGCACTGGCGATGCGGTGTTACCATTCCAGATGGCGGTACAAACATAGGTGCCATCCATTTGGCGAACAATGACTTCGTCGGATCATGGATATCAAAGGCCACTCGGACTTCCTGCCGGTCAACATTAATCAGTTCTTTCGAAAAATACTGGTTATTCTCCAAGGCTATCCAGCCACGCTGCGCAACACGTTTAACTTCCGGCATAAACATTTCGCGCAATTCACCGTCCGTCATGTATTCGATGTCGTCACCTTCCTGCTCCAGTACCCACTGGCGGTAAGCTGCTGGCGACATCCATTTCCCATTAACCTTGGGTAATTCGCTATGCCCGTGGTGATTGTTGTAGTCGTCTATTTCCTCCTGTACGGCGTCAATCAATTGCCGCCAGGTGGGCAGGATCTTCAACGTTTTCTTGTTCTGCGCGGTCAGTTCGCGCCCATCCCGCAAGGCGTTTGACAGACTGAGCATCTGTTGCCCCCGAATACGGACAGCGTTAGGGTCGGCTCCGATGCCGTTGTAGGTCAGGAACCGCTTGGCCAGTCGGTCAGGCATTACACCGTTCAACCGTTCAATGATGCCGCGCACCTGCGGATTACCGGGAATACTGGTCATGTGCTCGATGTGCAAGCGCGGAAAAATACCGGTAATGTCCGCATCCAGCATCTTGTTGGTTTCCCAGCCGCCGTTATCGGAATACACGAACAGTGGCTTGCCGTAATGTTTCATGCCATGCCGGTAGGCATCGGCCACCGCAATGGCATTCTCCGCCAGGGAAACGCTCCAGCCAACGATATAGCGTGTACGGCCGTCAATAACCAGCGTCAGCTCCGGCGTGAAAGGTCTGCCATGGATAGGATGCGCCACTTTTAGATTCAGCGACTTACCATCCGAAATCCAGCACCCGTTCACCGGCATTTGTGACCAGTCACGCTGCTGATAAACTTCAAAGGCTTTTGCCGCTGACCCCGACACGCGTCCGCGCATACGCTCCCGCAATGGCAGCTTATCCACCAAACGTATTACCGCGTCATACGATGGCAGGGCCATCAGCATGGCGGGCTGGTCGCTATACGTCTCGTACCAGTCGCGCTTGAACGAGCGGTATGCCTCTTTGACGCTGGGGCCGTTCTGGTTGCTGTAGTGTGCCGAAGAACCAGACCACGTCTTCCGGGCGTTTGCGTTTGGGCTGACCGGGTGCCAATAACGCCAACCGCTCCAGGCCTGGCTTGGTAGTCAGATAGAGGGTCAGCCACGACTGCAGGCAGCTCTTGCTGACGCCAATACGACTCGAGCCTTTGCGGGCGTTGGCCAACCCAGCCGCTACCATGACACGCGCGGGCAGCGTTCCCTTGCGTGAACCGTCGGCGATGAATGTCACCGCCGCGATTCTGGACATACCGGCAGCGCGCAGTTTCTCCACCTCCTGAGCCAGCAGGGCACGGGCATCGGCCACTTTTTTCTGGTCGTCGGTCAGCGTGGCAACCTCGCGCTCCACCAGTGCCGGGCACTGACGCAT